CATCTGAACTAGTGGAGATGGCTGACTAATGTCAAATCCAAGAATAGATGGCATTGATTGGAGATCACTTCAAAAAGGTGATGTCATTCCAGAGGAACATATCTTAGATTACTGGAACACTTGTTATCCAGATAGAGAATGGGATAAGTTCAGTATGGTTACTGTTAGAGGCAATATCGAGAAACTTCGTGAAGGCATTAACAGGCCAATCGTTCTTAAAGAAGTAAAAGGGTCTTTGGTAGTTCTTACTGATAAAGAGGCTGTTGATTATTCAGCAGCCCAAGCCAATGCTGGTATCAAGAAACATCGTAGGCACACTCGTAGACTCTTTACTCATATAGACTCCTCTAAATTAGATCAAGCTAAGAAACGTGATCTTGAAACTAAACAGATTCATCATGCGTTCATAGCTTCTGCTGCTGATGGTGCTAGAAAAGAATCATTGCAGCTACAAAGAAAAGGAGAAAGATTACCAAAGTCTTTGATTGAAAAGTCAGACTTTAAGAAATCTTCGTAGCGACTTCGCTCAAATTGCTGCACCTCATGTTCTTTCCAATTGCTTCGGCTTAATTCAAGTTGTCTCAAATCAATCGTTATGGGTGTTACGATAAACCCTTTTCAACATCTCTTGTAGGTGCAAGAACCAAAGAGATGACCACTTCTCCTCAATTCCACTAAAATGCAATTCTGTGTCGTTCTTTTCTGTGCGAAATTGCTCAAATTGATTCGGAACTGTGCCCTTTGATTCGCCTCATTTCAAACGTTGTAAGTCTTACGATAAACTTTCCTTAACATCTTTGATACTTAATAGGTTGACAAGATGATTGATCCCGCTCTTTTTGACTCTTTTCGACTCATTATCATAGTTATGTTGCTCTTTGTCACGTTTTGCTACTCCGCTCCTAGCACCTTGATTTTTTTCATCTCAATATGACTCCACTCATGTCAATCGTTGTCAGTTTACGATTAAAACTGTCCTTAACACTTCTATGACTTAACAGGTTTGCGAAGTGATTTAAACCTTACGCTTTGTAATTCTCCTCGTTTTGGCTCCGTGTAAATCCCCGTAACTCTCATTGCTTCATTGCAGTTCTGTTTATTTAGCCGCAATCTTTTGCCACTTTCTTCAAATCAATCGTTTAAGGTCTTACGTTAAACCTTCTTAACACCTCTAAGATTTAATCGTCTGCGAGGTGAAAATCGACTTGATACGACTTGACTCGGATCTTTGCCGCTTGATTTAAATCGGCTCTTTGTACCTCAGATTACCTCGCCTCAAAACCAATTATCGCAGCTTGAATCGCCTTAAAGTATTTTAGCTCTTTTCGACTTCACTCAAATCAATCGCTTACCAGTTCCACGATTAAGAACTGGTTTTCTTTTTCTTTGTAATTTTAGTAACTATCTGTTTAACTATTGGACGGACAAGCTGAAGTACCAATGGTGCAGAAGCACCAACCAAAGCAAGGCTAAAAACCCCAACAAACTGTGGAGCAGACGGAATGTATTGTTCTTTCCACTCAACTGCTTCATAGAGAGTTATACATTCACTTCCATCTTGCCCTCTTTCGTGTCCGATTACACGTTCTAGCTTTTTATCGTTACGAAAATCTCCTACTCTTTGGTCATTTTTCCCAGGACAGGGAACAAAAGGTGGCGGGGGGTCTGGTGGTAAATCAGGAATTTTCGGCTGTTTTGTTTCTGGTAAAGGAGGTGGTTCATTACTGATAGGTGCTTCTTCTGTAATGACAAGATTCTCAGGAGAATAATCAAGAGGAATGAAACTAGGAAACGGAAAATCACACGTTGTAAATACACCATTTGGATCTTCCAATAATAAATTACGATTACCGGTATTTTTTATATCACGATGTTGATAAGTACAACCTGGAACATCAATCTCAGGTGGTTCTGTAATAGTTATGTAGTGTGGACTATATATTTCTGGAACATCTGGAATATATATCTCACGAATTTGAATATCAGGTATTTCAATCGTAGGCATCTCTAGGAAGGTAAACTTCTACAAATGAGTAACATTTAGGACAAGAAAGATTAGTTACCATACTGTATTCTCCAGAGGTGATTGGGTGATCTTCACCATCTAAACTATGATCTCCACCCCAGATCAATTCTGTTTTACAATGCCAGCAATTCAAATTCCTAATCCTTTTGGTGGTACTGGTAAAGATGGGCCAGTAAGATCAGGTAATCCTTTTTCTAATACTTTTGGCATCATTCCTTGTACATTTCCAAGAATTTCGTTCATAACCCTTGATTTAAACTGTTCTGAAGTTACATACTTGTAACCTAAGTATGCTCCACCACTCATGGAAGCTACCATAATAAAAGAGACAATGCTAAGAATATTAGCGATTTTTTGAAACATGATTAAATTTGCAATTTTAAAAGCACTATCTTTTACAAGTGTGCTTGTATTACTGCTTATTGTAGCTTTATCTCCTCTCTACGTCACGATGGGCTTAATGACAAGACAAATGCAGGAATCTAAGCGTTAGGATCTTCTGGATATTGTGTCATGTTGAATTTTACAAACTTACCATCTGAATCTGTTGTAACACCATAAAGAGTAACTAAAGCTGCGGTATCTGCACAGTTGTCGATTTCTGTTTCCCTGGTTAAACAAGCAGTTCTAACGGCAGTTCTGTAAGTTTTGATTGCTGTGGGTATTGCTTTTGATGTCTCTGCCTTTCTTACAACGTACCAATCATATTTTGCTAACAAGGAACCAGCAGTTACTTTCTCCTGTGCCTTTAATACTGATTTAACACCTTGAGTAGTGTATTCAACTCCATCAATAGTTTCTGTTTTATCATCAAGTGCTTTTGCAGTTCCATCTCCATAATAAAAACGTGAATCATACGTTACAGCATCAGCAACCTCTGTAATACCAAGATCTTTTTTCTCCTGTGCAGTAGATAGTCTTAACCAGTTAGCAGGGTAGTGTACATCTCCATAAGTAAAAGGAACGTCAACTGCTAAAGGTTTTCCGTTTAGTAAAAAAGCCATATCTATATACTACCTTGCCCTTGCATTTTTGAAAGGTGAACTCGCAAAAGCTAAATAAATGTATGTGTCTCCGCTTTTATTTACATCACTATCTGGGCCTCTCAATTTAAAACCATTACTTAAAAAATCCATTCCTAAATTACTTCCACCAGTATAACCAGCATTTGTATTTGGTCTTAGTCCAATATTAACTGGATTACCATTCATAGTTGTATAACCACTATGTTTGATGTCTCTTATAGCCCAATCTTCCGCAGTACTGGTATTTTTTAAAATAATTACAGCAGGCTTAAATGAGGTAAAAACAAACGGGCCATTAGCATTTCCGTTGCCTGTATATTTCCCAAACTTGCTATACCCTGCTACTTCGCTAAAACAGTAGGCTACAAATGTGTCATCTACATAATTAAAACCTCCTTCTTTTATATAAAACTTTGTAGAATCTGGTGCAGAATTTCCCCAGGGAGTAACACTATTTGCCAAAACATTAGTTGCATTTAAAAATTGATACCCTTGTGCCTGATTTGAATATTCTTGATGCCATGTCCACCAAGCATTAGCATGATTTCTACTTTTTACTACATAAAATGCTGGTTTTACACCTAAACCATGCCCTAAACCATAAGTACCTGTTCCTGCTGGATAATTATCAGTAAAAGTAACGATAGAAAACCCTGCTGTTGTACTTACCTTTACAGTTGTTTGTGCATCTCCATCAAAATTACTTGATCCAAGAGTTGAGTTTGTGTTTATTGCACCCCCCATCCCACTGTGAGAACTACAATAATAATTCAAGTTTGGTGCGGAAGCAGCTACAACTATTTGTATAGAAGTTGAACTTAATACAGTTACCCCTGTGGTGTATTCAGTTCCACCGCCATGAGTGCCATCTGCGGTTGTAGAAAATCTAAATGGGTGTGCTGCTGGATAATTAAAGATATAAGTACCACCTTCTGCAAGGTCAAGAGTTACAGCAGACGTTCCAAAACCATCAAATCTATATTTATTACCAGAATCAGAAACAACCGTTACCGTATAAGTTTTGCCATCTGTATCGCCACCGTTCCAGTTCCATGCAACATAGCTTGCACTAGATGTATTACCTTCTCCTCCTGTTGTTAATGTAAATCCATCCGAATTAAAAGATTGCAAAGATCCATATTGATTTTCACTATCTGTCAAATCCGAATACAATAATTTATTTGGCCCTCTTACTGAATCAAATAAACCGTGTGAGTGGGCTGAATCCCTCCTTTTTAGCCATATCCAATCAGGCCCAAAATTTAAACTTGAAATAGATTGAGTTGCACCAGTACCTGTATAAAGAACAGTATCAAAATGTTTATTAGGTAGCAGTATTGTTGGGTCGGGTAAGTTTGCTGAACATAGTGCTAAAAATCCATTAGGGGGTGCATAATAAAAATCTCCTAAACCATTAGCATCTGTGTTACCTTGTGCTGTTTTTGCACCCGCAAAAGAACTATCTTGTCCATAATTCATAAAACCAGCACCAAGAGTTCCAGTTGAGCCATCTGAAAAACCAATAAAATAATTATTGTTAGATGCCATATCAGATAAATTTTTTGTTCCTACTGAACTATTGTTTTTAAAAAATTCAACATCACCATTTGTAATATCTAAGGCAATTCCAAGAATATCACCATCAGCATAAGTTGCAGCAGAACCAGACAAAGAACTATTTACAACAAAACCGCCTGGATAATAGGCTATTCCATCAACTAAAGAAATCCAAGCATTTACATCTACATTTTTTCCATAAACACCTATCGCAGTTCCATTACCTACTGTGACACATAATTGTTCTGCATACCATTTACCAGAACTAGGTGCAAAAGTAGAGGTTATAGTACCACTACCACTTCCTGTAAAAGCAACTTTTAAATTTCCCTCAGATACTGCACTTACGCCTGTGCTTTTATATAAAGGGTTTAAAGTACAAAAATTATTTGTTGGAGTATCTTTTACAGAATCACTTACAGAAAAATTATATGGTGTGAAATTATTGCCGTTACCGCTTGAATCCTTACCAAGTGTTGTTGCAGTAGTTCCAGAATTATCATCAAATAACAAATGAGCACCGCTTGTTCCAAAACTTCCTGTATATTTTTTTGGAACTAATTGACCTGTTAATATATTTGTTTCAGTAAAAGATGAAGGTGTTAAAGCATACCCATCTATCAAATAAAAATCTGCAATGTAACCATTAAAAGGATAATAATTACTATATTGAATACCAATTCTTAAACCATCAGATGAAGTATCTAAAGATCGTAATGTACCTGTATCTATAGATTCATTATTAATGTAAAGAGTATAACTATTACTATTAACACTCATCGTAAAGTGATACCAAGCACTTGGATCTCTATAAACTCTTGTTGAAGTAAATTGATAACCACCATTATTGTAAACAATAAATTTATCATTATTATTTATTCCCATAAATGCTGAATTAGCATCATTTGATTGCCCTAATGAAAATAAAAGATTAAATTCATTTTTTCCAACACCAGTGTATTTAAACCACATTGAGACAGTATATGAAGAACTTGTTGAAGAGCCTGTTCTTTTTAGTTGTGGTGAATCTGAATAGTTAAATCTTAAACTACGCTCTACTTCGTATGCTTTCTTTTTTGCAAGAAAGAGTGTGCTAGGACTGCCAAGACTGCTCATTAGCTAAAGTTTCCAATAAACTGTGCAGCTATGTTTGTATTGGTTCGTGCTATCCAAGCAATAACATCTACCTGGTTTGCACCTGTTGATAATGTAGGTGCTGTGCCATCACTAAAATCCCAATACGACCCAAAAGCTGCGGTTCTACTTCCTGTACCATCTTGAGTTATAAATAAAACACCACTCTGTCCAGCAGAAATATTAGAAGGGTTGGCAAAGGTAACATTACCAGTAAGAGTTGTAGAAAAATTATTAGCAGTTCTAAAGTCTAATGTAATTGTAGAAGCGTAGGAAACAGCAGATATTTCTCCAATAGTACCTTTTGTTGTAACTCTTCCATTACCAGAACCACCACCATTATCAAATACAAGCGTGTTTAAAGTGCTTGTTTCGTGTGCGACATTAGTGACTTTTAATGTACTCATGGCTTGGGATTAGCGTCTTTAACAGCTTTGATGTGAGTAGCCCACGTTCCAGTTGTATCTAATTTTCCAGCGACCATATCCTTATACAACATATCTAACTGATCTCCAAAAGAAGCATAAATTGTAGAACCATCAGTTGTTCTATCAGTTTTGTATTTAACAGCAGCAGCTTCAGTATCTAATGTGGTTCGTGCAGTATCTATTTTGCTTTGGTCAAGAGTTACAGACTTACCATCTTTATCAAACGCTCCAGCAGAGTCATCAATACTAACAACTGTTCCAGCGTATGCTTTGTAAATAGCTTCGTGATCTAAGGCCATAATAGTTTTTCCTTAATTATAGAAGATAGTCACTATGATGCTAGCTCCATTACTGTAATGTTTGAAACCATAGTGCCGTAATTATAACTGTCATTATCTGCTTCCATACGATTTATATAAGCATAGTAGTTAGCGTCATTACTTCTAAACTGCATTTTAAAAGTAACCGCACTTGTTGTATTTGGAGCATGAATAACTTGCCCTGCCATTATAGTGCTATTGAATTGGTCATAATCGCCATATTCAGACCAATGTTGTGCTGTAAATCTACCACGATTCCCGTCAGCATCACCTCTATGAATATCACTTGCTGTTCCTCCAACTACCTTTACTAATTGTAAATGCAACGCATAAACATTTTGTGAAGCACCAGCAAATACTGAATACATTATTAAAAACTTACTTGCTGAAGATGCTGGTGTTAAAGTGACCGATAATCCAGTAATATCTATAAAACTTGTTGATAAAGTTGTTTGAACATTTGATTTCGTTGCATCATCATAATTTAAAACTTTACCTCCCCCTGCTGCAGCAAAACTTAAATTACCAGATCCATCAGTTTTCATAAACTGACCAGCCGATCCATCAGCATTTGGCAGTTTAAATGCTACGTCTGCCGATGTTGGTGCGGAAGTTGGTGAGTTGAGTGAAACAACATTACCGCCTGAGTGTTTTAGTGAAATTTTAGACATTAAGCTGATACCTCAATCGCTGTAAGAGTTGACATTGAGTTTTGTTCCATATCGCCAGTTCCTCCACTATGATCTCTATTTAAATAAATTGTATGACCTGATGTACTATTATTTCCATGTCTTAATCTGCAATCATAAGTTATTGCACTTGTTCCCCCTGCCGTATCTAAATAAATTCCAGTTATAGTGTTTTGATGTTCATAATGACTATTAAAACCTTGTGCGTGTAATCTTGCAGCACTTCCACTTGCGTCTGCTGTAGCACCTGTTATAACTGACCCTGCCTTAAAAAAGGCAAAACCGATATCATTATCAGATTGAAGACCTATTGTTAAATTTGCAAATAAAAGTATTTTGTTGGAAGAATTTGCAGGGGTTATAGAAACACTTATAGCTGCACCACTAAATGATTGTTTACCTATGCTTGCTGAAAAAGTATCAGTTTTATTAGTTGATACAACTTGAAGAATTTTACCTCCAACACCACTTGCTAATTTTCCAGCAGTAACAGCATTAGAAGCAAGCATATCTGCATCTACTATTCCGTCAGGCAAACCTCCTACTGAGATTCCTGTTATTGTTCCTGATCCGTTAACTGCTATTGGCATAACTATAAGATAACAAGGATTGCACCAGAAGGCACAGTTATTGTGACTCCTGAGTTAATTGTAGGACTAACAGTATGTGCGTTTTTATTTGCCGTAATACTGTAAGAAGTTGTTGCAGTTTGATCCGATTCAAAAAATACTTCATCTGTACCGCCACCAGTAGCTCCAGCACCGCCACCGATAGCACCCCAAGCACCATTGTTATAGCCTTCAAACTGATTAAGAGTTGAGTTATGCCTAAACATACCGACAGCAGGGCTACCATCTCTCTGAGCCGTTGTACCAGAAGGTATTGTTAAACTAGACGTATAGTTATGCGTTACT